TCTGCTATAAAGTTTAGATTTAAAGACAAATCATTTACATGGAAAGGTGATACTAAATTAAGTAAACTATTTGGTGAAAAATTATTTAAAAGTTCTGGTAAAAGAATTGTTATTACTGAAGGCGAAATTGATGCTTTAACTATATCACAAGTCTTTGGAAATAAATGGCCAGTTGTTTCAATAAAAAATGGTGCTGCTGGTGCAGAAAAAGATTTAAAAAATAGTTTAGACTTTTTACATAAATACGAAGATGTAGTTATATGTTTTGATCAAGATACACCTGGAAAAGAAGCAGCAAAAAAATGTGCTGAATTATTTACACCAGGTCAAGCAAGAATAGTTAGTTTACAATTAAAAGATGCTAATGAGATGTTGCTACAAAATAAAGTACAAGAATTAATTAGTTCAATTTATGATGCACAAGTATACAGACCAGATGGTATTATAGATGGTAGTACATTATATAAAGAAATATCTACTAAAAATGTAAATGAATTTGTTCCATATCATTTTAAACAATTAAATTTAAAAACACATGGACTAAGAAGAGGCGAATTAGTAACTATAACTGCTGGAAGTGGTATTGGTAAATCTCTTATATGCAAAGAAATAGCTTTTGATTTAATTACAAATCATAAGAAAAAAATTGGTTATATTGCTTTAGAAGAATCAGTAAAGAAAACTGCATTAGGTTTATTATCAATTGATTTAGATACACCATTGCATATAGACAGCTCTGTTAAAGAAGATAAATTAAAACAAAGTTTTGATAAAGTATTATCAGATGGTAATGTTTTATTTTATGATCATTTTGGATCTTTAGATTCTGATAATTTAATAAGTAGAATTAGATACTTAGCAAAAGGCTGTGCTTGTGATTATATTATACTAGATCATATAAGTATTGTTGTATCAGGTTTAGAAGGTGGTGATGAACGTCGTGCGATTGATAATGCAATGACAAGACTTAGATCATTAGTAGAAGAAACAGGAATTGGATTAATATTAGTTTCGCATTTAAAAAGACCAGCAGATAAAGGTCACGAAGAAGGAGCACATACATCTTTGTCACAATTAAGAGGATCTGCAGGTATAGGTCAATTATCCGATATAGTAATTGGATTAGAACGTAACCAACAAAGTGCAAAGAATGCAAATTTAACAACGCTTCGTATTTTAAAGAATCGTTTCAGTGGAGAGACTGGGGTGTGCGGCCAGCTGATTTATAACTCTGTCACAGGAAGATTAATTGAATATGATAAAAGTACTGAAACATGAATATGATTTGTATTTAACAAATGAATTAATGAAAGCAATAGAGCGTTTAAAAAAGAAAGGTAATTCTAAAGTTCATGTACATAACAAAATTGACGCAGTAAGAATGTTGTCAATGATTGATGAACTTTGTTGGGATTATCCAGAAGCAATGTTTATAGAAGTAGAATTATGTCGAATACATTAAAAGTACCAACAAGAAGAGAAACAACAACCATAGAAGTGGGACCGTTTACGGTTTCTATATCTTTTGTTCCATACGAAGATGTTCAAGTTCCAGTCGAAGTATTCTTTTTAAAAAGAGGAAATAAAGCTGGTGATACAGAACTTGATAAACATTTATACGAATTAGGAACTAAGATTTCTAAAGAAATGCAAGGAAAAATAAATGACAAATAAATATTGTTTTGATGTTGAAACTGACGGACTATTAGATTCAGTTAGTAAAATACATTGTGTTGTATTTAAAGACATCGACACAAAAGAAGTTTTTAAATACGGACCAGATAAATTAAATGATGCAGTAGATAGATTAAAAAATGCTGAATTATTAATTGGCCATAATGTTATTGCGTACGATATACCAGTAATAAAAAAATTACTTAAGTTTAAACCTAAAGCAAAGATCTTTGATACTTTAGTTGCTACTAGATTAATATGGGCTGATATAAAAGATAAAGATTTTAAAATGATTAATGCTGGATTTCCTACAAAATTAATTGGTAGACATAGTTTAAAAGCATGGGGATATAGAATTGGAGAATACAAAGAACAAATAGATACTGATTGGCAAGAGTACAGCGAAACAATGTTAGAGTACTGTGTTCAAGACGTAGAGGTTACTAATAAATTATATGATAAAATAATAAAACAAAACTATTCAGAACAATCGTTAGATCTAGAACATAATATACAAACGCTTTGTTTCGAAATGTCATCTAATGGTATTGCTTTTAATAAAAATAAAGCTCAAACATTATATTCTAAGTTTTGTCAAAGAAGAACTGAATTAGAAAATGAATTACAAATTGTGTTTCCTCCCTGGACAGTCAGCACGCCATTTATTCCTAAGGTGAATAATAAATCTAAGGGTTATGTAAAAGGTGTGCCGACTGCTAAAGTTAAAGAAATAGTTTTTAATCCTGGGTCAAGAGACCATATTACAAATAGATTAATAACAACAAGAGGTTGGAAACCTAAAAGTTTTACACCGGATGGTAAGCCAAAAATGGATGAAGAAATTTTAAATGACTTAAAATATCCTGAGGCAAAATTATTATCTGAATATTTTATGATACAAAAAAGAATTGGTATGTTAGCAGAAGGAAAACAAGCATGGCTAAAACAAGAAAAGAATGGAAGAATTCACGGAAGTATAAATCCAAATGGTGCCGTTACTGGAAGAGCAACACACTCAAATCCAAATTTAGCACAAGTACCAGCTTTTTATACTCCTTTTGGAAAAGAATGCAGAGAATTATTTTGTTCACCAAAAGATAAAGTATTAATTGGTATTGACGTATCAGGTTTAGAATTACGTATGTTAGCGCATTATATGGCTAGATATGATAATGGTGAATATGCAGACATTGTAGTTAATGGCGATATACATACACACAATCAAAAAGCAGCAGGTATAGAAACAAGAGATTTAGCAAAAAGATTTATTTATTCTTTTCTATATGGAGCTGGCGCAGCAAAGATTGGTCAAGTAGTTGGTGGAAATATAAGAGATGGTTCTAAATTAAAAAAGAAATTTTTAGAACAGATGCCAGCATTAGATCAATTAATCCAACATGTACAAACAAAAGCCGAACGAGGATATTTAGTTGGATTAGATAAAAGAAAAATAACAGTAAGATCCTCGTACGCATCACTCAATACGTTACTACAAGGAGCAGGTGCAATCGTATGTAAAGAATGGATATGTAAGCTTGGTTCTATTTTTGATGGAGAGACAAAACTGGTAGCTTGGGTTCATGATGAAATAATCATAGAAACAACAAAGGAAAAATCAGAATATGTCGCAGAAAAAGCAGTTGATGCAATTAGACTTGCTGGTGAAAGCTTGCAACTCCGAGTTAAACTCACAGGAGACGCAAGAACTGGAGAAGATTGGTCAACAATTCATTAAAGAAAAATTAAGAAAAAGAATATATAAATTAAAACAAAGAGCTAAAATAAAAAATCTACCTTTTGATTTAACATCAGATTATTTGTTAGATATTTTTCCTACAGATTTTAAATGTCCCGCTTTAGGGACAAGATTCAATTGGTTTGGTGATCGATCAAACTTACCAACCATTGATAGAGTAATTCCTGAAAAAGGATACGTTATTGGTAATGTAGTATGGGTAAGTTTTATGGCAAACTTAATAATGACATATGCTCACCCAACTCAGGTTATCAAAGTCGGGCGGTTCGCAGATAAAATATATAAAAAGTTTTATCCAGAACCATACACTAATGCAAACAATACAGGAGAAGATGATGCAGACAAGTGAAACAACAAACGTTGGTGCGCCAGTAGAAGTACCAATAAACAAACCATCTAGGACTTTGTTAATAGATGGAGATATAACGCTATACCAAATAGCGTGTAAAGTCGAAGTAGCGACTGACTGGGGAGAAGGAATGTGGACACTACATTCTGACTTAAAACAAGGTATACCAGCATTTGATACACAAATAGAAAAGTATATCGAAGACCTAGAAGCAGATAGTGTCAAAATATGTTTAACTGGAAGAGCTAACTTTAGAAAAGATATATTTCCAGAATATAAACTTAATAGAGTAGCAAAAAGAAAGCCATTAATATTACAAGCTTTAAGAGAGTATGTACAAGGCAAATATGATTGTCTTTGTGAAAATGCTTTAGAAGCTGATGATATTATGGGTTTATATAGTCAACAATGCACGAACACAGATGAACGTATTATTGTTAGCATAGATAAAGATATGCGGACTATTCCTTGTAAACTATCAGTAGACGGTGAAGAAATTATAAATATATCTTCACAAGAAGCTAATTATAATTTTGCTTTACAATGTTTAACAGGCGATTCAACCGATAACTTTTCTGGTTGTCCTGGTGTCGGTCCGGCAAAAGCTAGACAAATACTAGAAGCAGCAGATAACTTCTATTGGCCTGCTATTGTTAAAGCATATGAAAAAGTAGACTTAACAGAAGATGATGCAATACAACAAGCACGTATGGCATATATATTAAGACTACCAAAAGATTATAATTTTGAAACAAAAGAGGTAAGAAAATGGACGCCGTACAAGATAAAGTAGATCCTAAACACTATAAAAAACATAAAATACAACCAATTAATTTTATATTAGCATTAGGTTTAGGCTTCTGCGAAGGCAACATTATCAAGTATATTTGTCGATATAAAGATAAAGGCGGAAAAGAAGACTTATTGAAAGCACGTAAGTATATCGACTTCCTAATTGATGGAGGTATCAAATGAGTAACAGATACCTCTATAGGAAAAACAATGAAAAAAACGAGATAAAAGATGTTGGTTTACCATCAAATATGGATGATTTAGTTGCACTTTTAGATGAAACTTTTCCATTAGTTAATCCAACACCAACAGCATCAATATCGGATATACAGCGTAAAGCTGGTCAAAGAGATGTTGTTGATTGGTTATTAGAACTTAAAAATAGGAAGGACGATAATGTGCTTAGGAAGTAGTAAAATTTCGGCACCGGTACAACCGGACCCGCAGGACTTATATTATAATGGTAATGTATTCGATCCAAAACCTAAAAGTACTACAACAGACAATACGTCCGTTTCTAATAACAATAATAACGATAACGACAAACCAAGTACAAATCTTAGCAGTGGGCTAGGAATACCTACGGGTGTTTCAGGAAGTCAAAAGGCAAACTTTACTTCTAATGCAGCTTATAATGCTAGTATGTATACATAATAAAGGAGAAAACAAGTATGTGTGGAAGTAGATCAGTTCAAGCGCCACCAGCACCGGTTGCTCCGCCACCAATAGTTAGATCACAGCCAATGGAAGATATGGCTCCAACTATTGAGATCGCGGGCGAAGACGGAATGGACGCATTAGGTAAGAAAATCAAAAAATCAGCAAAAGGTACTAAAGCATTAAACACAAGTTTAGGCACAGGTTCAGTTACAGGTGCTGGTTTAGCAATCCCTCAATAAATAAATTATCATGAATTATTTAGATAAAACGGCGAAACAACGTTATGAAGCTATGAAGGAATATCGTGAGCACTTTTTAAATCGTGGTCGTGAATGTTCTGAATTAACTTTGCCTGCGTTATTACCGGATGATGGTGTTAATCATACGTCAGACTTATATACACCTTATCAATCTGTTGGTGCAAGAGGCGTCAACAATTTAGCATCTAAATTATTATTATTATTGTTACCACCAAATCAACCATTCTTTAGATTAAATGTAGGTGGAAAAACTAAAGATGAAATGGATCAAACTCCAGAAGTAAGAACAGAAATAGAAAAATCTTTAGCTAAAATAGAACGAGAAGTAATGTCGGAAATTGAACAGTTAGCAATTAGAGTTCCGGTATTTGAAGCATTAAAACACTTAATTGTAACAGGTAATACACTTGTGTATATGCCTAAGAAAACTACAATGAGAGTATTTCCAATTTCACAATACGTTTGTCGTAGAGATCCTGAGGGAAATTTATTAGAACTTGTTGTTAAAGAAACTATATCGCCTTTAACATTCGATGAAGAGACGATGCAAGAAGTTATGAAAAATGTTGATGATCCACAGTCAACAGATGAAGTCGATTTATATACTAAGGTATGTTTAATTGGCAAAGACAAATATTATGTTTGCCAAGAAGCAAACGAATATAAATTACCTGAATCAGAAGGTTATTATAATAAAGATAATATGCCATGGCAAGTGTTGCGTATGGTAAGACAAGACAATGAAGACTACGGAAGAGGATACGTCGAAGAGTACTTAGGCGATTTAAAATCTTTAGAAGGCTTAAGTCAAGCGTTGGTAGAATCAGCTGCAGCATCAAGTAAAGTTGTATTTATGGTTAGACCAAATTCTTCAACAAAGAAAATAGAATTATCTAGAGCAAGTAATGGAGATATTATCACAGGATCAAAAGATGATGTTTCTACATTACAAGTAGAAAAACAATATGACTTAAGAGTCGTATCGGAAGCAATACAACGTTTTGAGGAACGAATGTCATATGCATTTCTTTTAAATTCTGCAGTGCAAAGAGATGCCGATAGAGTTACAGCAGAAGAAATTAGATATATGGCGAATGAATTAGAGACTGCCTTAGGTGGTGTTTATTCATTATTATCACAAGAATTCCAATTACCTTTAGTCAGAATATTAATGGAACGAATGTCAGCAAAAGGCACAATTCCTAAGTTACCAAAAGGAACTGTAAGACCTACTATCATAACTGGTGTTGAGGCATTAGGACGTGGGAATGACTTACAAAAATTAAGAGAATTCACGGCAGAAATAGGGCAGATTGCTAAAATGAACCCTGAAGTAGTACAAATGTTAAATTTAACAGATTTAATTAAACGTATTGCTACTGGTCATGGCATTGATACAGAAGGACTTGTTAAGTCTCAAGATCAATTAGCCGCAGAGCAAGAAGCTCAACAACAACAAGCACAGCAACAACAAGTTAATGATACCATGCAACAGGCAGCGCCTGGTGTAGCTGGTAAGATGGTTGATGCTGCGATGCAACAACAACAAACTCAGGAGTAATACAAATGGTTGAAGCCGTTGAAATAAAACAAGAAGAAACTACTGAAGAAAAACCAGTAGAACAAGCAAAAGTAGAAGAAGTAAAAAGGCCGGAAGGTTTACCAGAAAAATTTAAGACTGTCGAAGATATGGCTAAGTCTTATAGTGCACTAGAATCTAAATTAGGTGCAGAAGATAAATCTTTTGAAAATGAAAAAACAGAAGTTGAACCTAAAAAAGAAAATTTAGAAATAGAAGCAGATCAAAAAACTGCAGAAAAAGCAGTTGAATCAGCTGGTTTAAATATGGATCAACTACAATCAGAATATGACGAAAAAGGAACATTAGATGAAAAATCTTTTGATGCTTTAGAAAAAGCAGGTATTCCTAAATCATATGTTGATGCGTTTATACAAGGTCAAGAAGCTGTTGCTACACAAATGCAAAATACAATTAAAGCAGAAGTTGGTGGTGCAGAATCATACACTGAAATTGTTACTTGGGCAAAAGATGCATTAAATCCACAAGAGATTGCTGCATTTAATAAGACAGTTAATAGTAACGATTTAGAAGCTGTTAAACTTGCAGTTACAGGTCTTAAAGCAAGACACGATGCTGTAAATGGTACAAATCCTAAATTAATTTCAGGAAAAGCAGGAACAGATACTGGCGGTGGATATAATTCATGGGCACAAGTTACTGCAGCAATGAAAGATGCTAGATACGAAAGCGATTCAGCATTTAGAGCAGAAGTACAAGATAAAATATCTAAATCAAAACTATAGGAGATAAAACATGCCGTATGGAAAAGGAACTTATGGTTCTAAAAGAGGACGACCAAGTAAAGCAGTAAAAGCTAAAGCTGCAAAAACAAAACCGTCAAAAATGAGAAAAAAGAAATAGTATGGCTAGACGAGGACTTTACGCAAATATAAATGCTAGAAAAAAAGCAGGAACTTCTAGATCTAAATCTAAAAGTACTATTAGTGCAAAATCTTATTCTAATATGAAAAAAGGTTTTCCTAAAAAGAAAAAATAAATAGTTGTGCAACCTTCACAGGTGGCAACTGCGAAACATAATAAGTCAAAATAACTTGACCCTCTACGGAGGATAATCTTGATTTATCAAAACTAGTTTATGTCGAGCTTTATTAAATAACAATTAACCATAAAATATAGGAGAATAATTATGGCAGTAGCAGCACCCGCTAGCATTGGACGAATCAATGCGGCAAATGCAGAAGACGCGTTATTTCTTAAAGTTTTTTCAGGCGAGGTTTTAACCGCGTTTGAAAGAGCTAGTGTAACGCAAGGAGCAGAAATGGTGAGAACTATTTCTAACGGTAAGTCAGCGTCATTCCCAGTAATGGGCAGAATCGCGGCAGCTTACCACACACCTGGCGCAGAGATCGTTGGAACAGATGTTAATCATAACGAAAAAGTTATTACAATTAATGACTTGCTTGTTAGTTCAGCATTCTTATCTAACATCGAAGAAGCAAAAAATCATTGGGACGTAAGATCAGCTTACTCAGCCGAGATCGGCAGAGCATTAGCTTTTCAAAAAGATAAGCATATCTTACAAACAATTGCACAAGCAGCAGGTGGACAATCAGCAGCAGCAGCTAACGTTACTGGTGGAGATGCAGGAACAGTATTAACTAATACTGGTATTGCGTCAGCAACAGCAGCAACAGCAGCAAACGCAATGATCGATTCATTGTTTGATGCAGCTTCAGCTTTAGACTCACACTACGTTCCAAAAGAAGGTAGAAAATGTTTCTTAAGACTTGAAGAATACTACAAATTAGCAAACGCTACAAATGCAGTCAATGTTGACTTCAGTGGTGGAGCTAATGGTGGTGTAGCAGAAGGTAGAGTAATGAAAGTAGCTGGAATTGAATTAATTCCAACTCCTCACTTTATTTCTGGAAACATCAACTCTGGCGTTGATCAAGGTTCAGCAACTCAAGGTGGATCTAATCCACAAGCAGTTAACGTAAGCAATTACGTGGCTATGGTTTGTCACCCGAGTGCAGTAGGAACAGTTAAGCTTATGGATCTTGCAACTGAAATGGAATATGACATTAGACGTCAAGGTACATTAATGGTTGCTAAATACGCTATGGGTCATGGCGCATTAAGACCAGAAGCAGCAGTAGGAATTAGAGAAGCGTAATAATTTACGTTACTTTATACTTATAAGGGGAGGCGACCTAGGGAGACTGAAGTCGCCTCTTTATAAATTTAATTAAAGGAAAATAATGGCATTTAGAATTACACCAACAACAGAATTACAGGCAGTTAACACTTTACTAAGTATTATAGGTGAAGCTCCTGTTAGTAGTATTACAGGTAATACCGGCGTTGATGTTTCTATTGCATTACAGATTTTAGATGAAACTAATGTAGAAGTACAATCTCGTGGTTGGCATTTTAATACAGAAGCAGAAGTAAAATTAGCCTTAGACCAAAATAGCAAGATTCCAGTCGGTAGTAATGTAGTACAAATTGATACGAGTAAAGATTATAGAACAGAGTACGATATAACTTTTAGAAATGGTTTCTTATACGATTTAAAAAACAAAACAGATGTATTTACAGTTGTTCCACTTGTTGATCAAATAACAGTAGAACAATATGAACACATTCCAGAATATGCAAGAAAATTAATAGTAATAAAAGCAGGAAGAAAATTCCAAGCTAGAATGGTAGGTTCGTCAGAACTTGCTGGATTTACACAAGTAGACGAACAAGAAGCAATTATTAATTGTGAACGTTCTGATGCAAACAATGGTGATTATAATGTTCTAAGCGGAAGTAATGATGTTTATAATATTATTAATCGAACAACAAGAAGAAGTTATTAATGCCCATAATATCACAAAGTATACCAAATCTAATCAATGGGGTCAGCCAACAAACTTCAACACAACGAAATGAAACTCAGGCTGAACTACAGGAAAACGCACAATCAAGATTGGTTGAAGGTTTATCTAAAAGACCATCATTAAATTACACAGCAACATTAGATTCATCAAATGTATATCCAACTAATGCGGCAATTCATGGTGTGCAACGTGACGCTAATAATGCTTTTATAACAGCTTTTACAAATCAAAATGTTAAAGTATGGAATCTAGATGGTGTTAATAAAACAGTAAGTTTTCCAAATGGAAATGCTTATTTAACATCTACAAATCCAAAAGAAGATTTTAAATTTGTAACTGTTGCAGATTTTACTTTTGTAGTTAATAAATCAAAAATACCAGCAATGGCTGCAGCAACATCAGCAGCAAAAATTGAAAGAGCATTAGTATACGTAAAACAAAGTAACTATGGAAGAATTTATGCTGTAGCAGTTAGACATCCAAATATGTCATATGAAATAGAAGTACAATTTCAAATGCCATCTGGAAATGATTATAGTACTGATGCTGCATTTAGAGACACAATGAAAATTGCAGATATTCTATGTTTTGGCACAGGATCAACACATTGGAACGGATCAGCAAATGATATTGGATTTAAAACTATTAGAACAGATACAGGTGCAACATTAAGTACAACACAAGGACTTAAAAATTATTCTGGAATTACAAGTTATTTTACAACTACAAGATACACATCAACATTAGATATAAAACCAACTGACGGAAATGTTAATTATACTGTTGGAACTTCTGATGGTTTTGGTGGTAACGCTATGTATTCTGTAAAAGATGAAGTACAAGATTTTGCAGATTTACCATTTTATGCGCCGACAGATGCAATACTTAAAATTACTGGTGATGAAGGTGATATATTATCTGATTACTATGTTAATTTTAAAACTGAAGGTATTTGGAATGAAGTAGTTGGACCTGGTGTTGTATTAGGTTTTGATGCAACAACAATGCCACATGCATTAGTAAATAATAACAATGGTACATTTACATTCCAACAATTAACATGGAATTCAAGAATTTCAGGAGATGCAGATACAAATCCTAATCCAACTTTTATTGGAAAGACTATAAATAATCTTACATTTTATAAAAATAGATTAGGAATTTTATCAGAAGAAAATGTTGTATTTAGTGAAAATGGAGAATTTTATAATTTCTTTAAAACAACAGGAACAGATTCATTAGATACAGATACTATAGATATTGCAGCATCGTCAACACAAGTATCAACATTAAAACACGCGATTGCATATAACGAACAATTATTATTATTTTCAGATACAAACCAATTTATATTAAAATCTGATGGCACATTAACACCAGAATCAGCGTCAATTGTATCAACAACAACATTCGAACATAATGCTGAAGTTGAACCAGTTGCTGTTGGTAGTTATATTTATTTTATTCAGAAAAAAGGAAATTTTAGTGCTGTTAGAGAATATTATGCAGACAATGATACATTAACAAATGATTCAATAGATATTACTGCAGGAATATCATCTTATATACCTTCTAATGTAACATCATTATTGGCTTGTCCAATGGAAGATACAATGTTTGCATTTCCGTATGATACAAAAGTTGGTGAATCAACATCACCTTACTCAGTAAACTCAAATGTAAATCCTACTAATTCGAAAGAAATTTATGTTTATAAATACTTTTGGGATCGTAATGAAAAAATACAAGCATCATGGTCTAAATGGATATTTGATGGTGTAGAGATTTTAGGTGGAATGATTATCGAAAGTAAATTGTATATGATTGCTAACGATAAACAAAATTGTAAATTATACACAATAGATATTCAAAACTTAAACGAAACAAATTTAACATTTAGTGTAGCATTAGATCATAAAGTTGCATTAACAGGTACTTACAACGCAGGTACAAATAAAACAACTTATACATCTCCTTATGGAGAACGAACAGGTTTATTTGGTGTAGATGCAGCAACTGGTGTTGATTTAACTGTAACTAATTCAGGAGCCACATATTACGCAGAAGGTAATTATCCTAACGCAATATTTGGAACTAAATACACAACAAAATATCAAATGTCGACTGTGTATGTAAAAGAGCCATCACCATCTGGTGGTAAGCTTTCAGTTACATCAGGACGTTTACAAGTAAGAAACATTGCTTTTGATTACGAAGACACAGGTTTCTTTCAAGTTAAAGTACAACCAGTCGATAGAACACTTAGAAGTTATACTATGAATGGTCAAATTATAAGTAATTCATCTTTTACTATTGGAAGTGCGCCTATTGTTTCAGGAACATTTAATGTACCTGTTCAAGCAGAAAATACACAACATACAGTAACAGTCGAAACAAATTCTTATTTACCGATGCATGTAGTTGCAGCAGAAATAGAAAGCTTTTATCATAGAAGGTCAAGAAGATAATGCCAGGATATGTAAGAAAAGCAAAACCTACAGATGCAATACATCTTAGCAAAATTATGCGACAAGAAGATATTAATGAAATAATGGTTTCGCATGGTGTTAAACCAATTGTCGGTTTGCTATCATCAT